TGATTACTGAATTGCGTCAATCCGGCAATGACGTAATTGGCAGAGCAAAAATTCTTTCTACCCCAATGGGAAATATTGCCAAGAGTCTTATCGAAGAAGGAGCTCGTCTGGGAGTATCGTCTCGCGGCATGGGTTCATTAAAGAAAATCAACGAAGTAAACGAAGTTCAACCAGATTTCATGTTGTCTGCAATTGATATTGTTGCAGATCCGTCTGCACCTGGTGCATTCGTTAACGGTATTCTGGAAGGAAAACAATGGGTCTGGGATAATGGCCTTTTGCGGGAAGAAGAAATATCCAAGATGCATCGAGAAATTAAAAATACTTCTTCTAAACAACTAGAAGAAACTACCCTTAAATTATTCAAAAAATTTATTAAGGGACTGTAATCGTAAAAATTTAATATTATAAATAACACATAAACGGAGGATACGACTGTGCCAAATAATCAAATGCAACAATCAAGAGTAAAAGATATCAGTGGTCGTGGAGACATGGACGCAAGTGGACGAGGATCAATGGATGCCCCCGCTGTGGCCCAAGACGGACAAGCTCAGGCAAACATGGCAAGTATTAGACCAGGCGGTGGTTTATGGTCTATGGATGCTACAGCTCGTGCTGTGATTGGAGGTCAGCAGACTCAATCACAAGAAGATACAGAAGATACAGAAGATACAGAAGAAACTGAAGATACAGAAGATACAGAAAAAGGAAAAAAAATGAAAACAGAAGATTATATACAAGTTCTTTTTAATGGAGAAACATTAACAGAAGAATTCAAAGTAAAGGCAAAAACTATTTTCGAGGCAGCTGTTGCAGAACGAGTTGCAGAAATTGAACAAAATATTATCGAGGCTAGTGCTGCAGTGATTCGTGAAGAAACTGAAAAAGCAGTCGTATCTGGTTTAGAAAATCTCACTGAGGCAGTAGACGGATATTTAACTGAAGTTAGCAGAGAATGGCTCAAAGAAAATCAAGTAGAAGTAGAACGAGGACTCAGAACTGAAATTGCAGAAAACTTCATTTTAGGTCTGAGACAACTATTTGAAAATTCGTATGTTGAAGTTCCTGAACAAAAAGTAGATCTGGTTGATGATCTATTCGAACAAAATGCCAAATTAGAAAAGACCTTAAACGAAGTAATCAGTCAAAATATTGATCTTAAATCTAATTTAGTTGGTCAATTGTGTGCAGAACAATTCACTCAAATCGCAGAAGGTTTAACAGATACCGAAACCGAACGACTTGCCAAACTGGCAGAAAGTTTGGATTTTGAATCTATTGAACAATACGCAGAAAAGGTAAAACTACTAAAAGAATCGTATTTTGGTCCAGGATCTGAAACAAATGCTCCTGTAGACGCATCTGGTTCTTCTCCCGCACCTTCCGCAAATCCGTTGATGGAAGGATACGTTGCGGCAATTAGTCGTCAACTCAAGATCAGTGGAAAACGTAACTGAAAATATCTAAAAATATAAATAACCAAAACAAGGAGAATCAATAAATGTCTAGAATTCATAAACAAGTCGTTTCGGTACAAAAGGCAACAGACGGAGCTAATTCTGGAGCAACTTTAGCTTCTGGAAGTGCCGCCGCTGCTGTCACAAAGCATTCTGCAGTTTTAGCTACTGCACTAAGTGCTGGTGGTGTAACATTCAATCCAATTTACTATACAGCTGACGGTAGTACTCTTGCTGGCACTGTAACGAATGTCAAAGCTAATAGTCCTCTGTATATTCCAGCTCGTCTTCATTCGTTCACTGGTCTTACTGGTGGCGATTTAACATTCCTCGCCTGATATCAAAATAATCCAAAGTATAAATACAACAATAGGAGAATCAATAAATGGATTTCAATAAAACAACACCGTACGACACTTTACTAGAAAAATGGTCACCAGTAGTAGACCATGCAGACATGCCTAAGATTGACGATATTCATCGTCGTCGTTGCACTGCTGTGCTACTGGAAAACCAGACTCAGGCATTGCGCGAACAATATCTCACCGAGACACCTGTTAATAGCATGGGAGGTGTATTCAATGTATCAAATACCGCCAGTCAAGCAGCAGGCGGTCTTGCCGGTTACGATCCAATCTTAATCAGCTTGGTTCGTCGTGCCATGCCTAACGTCGTGGCATACGACGTGGCATCGGTTCAACCCATGAGTGCTCCAACCGGTCTCATTTTTGCAATGCGTTCCAAGTACGATTCGCAAACCGGTCCTGAAGCTATGTTCGACGAACCGTGGGCTAAATTCTCGGGTGAAGGTCTAACATCAGGCGCCAATGCCGGCGCATCTGGTGGACTAGTTACTCCAATCTCTGCATTAGGAGCTAACGTCGACAATCTGTCAGGATTCCGTGCCATGCTTACCGCAACCGGTGAACGTCTGGGTGAAGGTGGTTCCAACTCTGATTTCCAAGAAATGGCATTCTCGATTGAACGAGTCGCTGTCGAGGCAAAGACTCGTGCCCTCAAGGCAGAATACACCACAGAACTGGCACAAGACCTCAAGGCAGTTCACGGGTTAGACGCAGAATCAGAACTCGCCAACATTCTTAGTGTTGAAATTCTTAATGAAATCAACCGAGAAATTCTTCGCACAGTCTATACCACCGCAGTAGTCGGTTGTCAACAATCAGATCTTGCTGGTTCAGGTGGTCTTTACGATCTTTCAGTTGACGCTGACGGTCGTTGGAGTGCAGAACGTTTCCGAGGTCTCATGTTCCAAATCGAACGAGAAGCAAACGAAATTGCCAAGAAGACTCGTAGAGGTAAGGGTAACTTCGTAATCTGCTCGGCAGACGTTGCCTCGGCACTTGCAATGGGTGGTTTCTTGACCATCTCTCCGGCACTCAATGTTAATCTTAACGTTGACGATACCGGTAACATCTTTGCAGGTATTCTTAACAACAAGATGAGAGTCTTTATCGATCCGTTCGTGGCATCTGGTGTAGACTTTGCCGTAGTAGGATATAAGGGTGCAAATCCTTACGACGCTGGTATCTTCTATTGTCCATACGTTCCACTCCAGATGGTACGTGCAGTAGATCAAGGATCCTTCCAGCCCAAGATTGGATTCAAGACTCGATACGGAATGGCACAAAACCCATTCGCTCGTGGTCGTGGTCCAGTAAGTACAGGATTAGAGGCAAACACTAATCAATATTATCGTATCTTCCGTGTTCGTAACGTCCACGGTAACGGCGTTCAGTGAAATTGATTGAAACTTGATTCTCAAAGGGGGGATTTCGATCCCCCCTTTTTTGTTTTATTGATACTTAGATTGATATAAATACTATAATGGGACTAATATACAATTACAATAAAAGCAAACATGACGTTTATCTGTATCAGGATGAAAGTCTTCAGAATATTTTTAGTACTTTTATAATTCCAGATATCGGACAAAGATGGAATATTCCGTATCGTTTAATAGATTATCCTGGTCCAGATGGAAATCTGTACAAATATCCTCGGTATTTGTGGGACAGAGATCCAGGTTGTACTAGACCCGACAGTGATGTTCCTATTGGTTGCGGGGTGACTGGAGACAAAAACAAAGCAACACCCACAGGATACAATCCATATTGTATAGCATTTACTAATCCGATAAATGGTATTCTTCCAGATTTTAGTGGTAGAGACGCGCCTTTAAGAGGTGCAGGATCTAATAGTGGAGAACATCCACTACACAATATGAGACAGAGAGAAAATGAAGCAATGCACGAAATAACAGGTTGGCCCGGAAGTGAAATTCCAAGCGATGATGTATTTAAGACTAATCTTCATTTTGATCCATCGATTCCTGGTTACACATGGGAATATGGAATACGAGATTCTAATGTACCTCATTACAAAAATATATTAAATATTAATAATTGGAATAACGGTATTCCCGGTTGGTTTGTCTTGTCAAAACGTCATGTATTGGGTTGTGTGCATTTTATCGGATATATACCCATCATAGAACGACGAACTACAGAAATACGATTGATTGGAAAAAATAATGAAACATATGTTAAAAATATAAAACCAAGAGCTCCAACGGCTGGATTACCTAACACGTTGTATGATTTTGTTATTTACGAGTTCGTAGACGAGTTCGATAATCCAATCGACCTGACATCAGAAGAACAACAACAGATAAAACAATATAAACTAATAGATTCTAGAACTATTCCAGCAGGTGTTGGTCTTTACAAGGTTAATCCGTCTGGTACTTTTGCTGGATTAAAAACTCCAGCACCATATATTAGTGGAATAGATTTGTCTACTGGTGCGGTAGTATGGAATGATTTTGATTTTGGTACTAATATAGACGGTAGTAATTTTTTATCTCCATTCTTAGGGACTTTTAGTGGAGTGACTTACAACACTAAACTAATACCAGGATATCCTATATATCCTTTTATATCCAACTTTAATGATCAACAATTTATAAGAAAAAAGGGTAGTTGGCGCGAGCCGCGAGGACACATATGGTATGGTCACAGTAGTACAGAAGATAAATCATTCATAACATATAACGGAGAAACGTATCTTACAATACCAGATTTTGACTTAATAGAAAACGATAAAAAGGATAAAAAGGATAAAAAGGATATAAACGCAAAAGACTGGTTAAAGTCTATTTTCGAGGCCGATGGAATAGAAAATCCTGACAGTAGATTTGTTCAAGGTTCATACGAACCAATACAATATGCAACAGGATATAAGATGCCACTAGAACCTTCACCTTATAATTCTAGATTTAGAAATCCATTTAACAATGATTTGAATTCCGAGTCGTCATTCAGTTTAAATAATTATACATTTAATCATTTATTCATTGAAGATATTATACCAGTCCAAGTTATCTCTAAATTATATAGAAATGTTATTTGGCACGGTTTTTATGGAGCAGCATCTCTACAATCTCAAGAATTAAACGAAATGCAAGAAAGCATAACAAATCAATCTTCTAGATATTCTAATATTATGGCAAACTGGTTAGAAGTACATGAAAATGAAATAATAAATGGAGTTTCTGGAGGATTTATTTCTGAATCAGATCCACTTGTTCCGCTTTGGCCTGAATATTTTTCACAAAGTCTGCCGAATCCACGCGAAAATGAGCCAGGATGGTATATGATTAAAGACAATTACGGTTTTTATCATTACTGTTTTATACATAATCTTTTTACAGTAGAAAATGAATTCATTCAAACTTTAGCAGAACAGACTACTCCAATAAATATACAAATTAAACCACCATGTAATTATTCAGAACCTAATGATTTTAAACATAAAGCAATTTGTTTATGGAATCGAACAAAATATTTAATTGGTTCTGGAATATATCCCAGATATAAAGGATTAAGAGACAGGATCGAGAATGAAACTTTAGATCGTAATGGAGCTCACAGAATATATTCTATACAAAATATTAATTTCACGCAAATATCATGATACTCGACTGGTCAAATCTTCCTGATAATATCAAATCAGCACTTCCTTATGACGCACAAGTTCCTCAAGTTGTGCCGGATACAAATAATTATCTTGTCACAAATCGATTTTTATTCAGCATAAAAAGAGCTCCTGTTTTAAATTACTTTTGTCAACGAGTCAATTTGCCTGGAATTCAATTTGGAACCAGTCTTCAAACTACTCAAACTGGAATTGCTCCTATACGAAGACCTGGTACTCAATATCAACAAGAAGATTTGACTATAGGTTTTCTGGTAGACGAAAACATGAAAAACTGGTTAGAAATTTTAAATTGGATGAAACAGGCAGGAAGCTACGATAAAACATACGAAACTATAATAGAAGATCATAAAGTTTCTGATGCATTTTTACTTATAATGAATAGTGCCCTAAAACCTATAGCATCTGCATCATTTTATGATGTTTTTCCTACTTCAATAAGTCCTGTAAATTTTGATTCTTC